ATTCACTAAATCTTAAATCTTATACAACAACTCAAAGAAACGCTTTGACTTCTGCTGCTGGTGATATTATATACAACAGCACGGAAAGTAAACCCCAATTTTTCAATGGTTCAAGTTGGGCAGATTTAGGAGCTCTTGCTCCATTTTCAGTAGAATATGTTGTAATTGCTGGTGGTGGAGGTGGTGCTAACTCTGGTGCTGGTGCTGGTGGTTATCGTTCTAATGTATCTGGAGAGAACTCTGGAGGTGGTGCAAGTGCTGAAACTTCAATGTCTTTAGGTGGACTTATAAATTATACAGTAACTGTTGGTGCTGGTGGTTCAGCAGGTAGTAATTCAAGTGCTGGAACTGATGGTAGTGATAGTCAATTTGTTGGAGTTGTATCTTATGGAGGAGCTAAAGGTATTGGCACTAATAGCAATGGTACTGTTGGTGGTTCTGGTTCTGGTGGTGGACACGTTGGCGGTGGCGGTAACAGGACTGGTGGTCCTGGTGTTCCAAATCAAGGTTTTGCTGGTGGAAATAAATCTGGAGATTCATCACCCTTTGGAGGTGGCGGCGGTGGCGGAGCTGGTGGAGTTGGTGCATCAGGAACTGGAACAGCCACAAGTGGAGGTGCAGGTGTAGATTCCTCTATAACTGGCACTTCTGTTGGTCGTGCAGGTGGTGGCGGTTCATCTACCGCATCTACAGTTGATGGTGGTGGGAATGGTTCTACTGCTGGTACTGCTAACACAGGTGGTGGTGGTGGAGGAAAAAATGCTACTGCTGGTGGAAGTGGAGTTGTAATACTTAGATTTGCTACAGCAGATGCAACTATTTCAGTTGGTGCAGGATTAACTTCATCAAGTGCAACAGATGGATCTGACACGGTTGTAACATTTACAGCTGGGACAGGTACGGTGACATTCTCGTGAGTGAATTAAAAACAAATCAAATAGCAACAAATGATGGCAATAATGTAGCCATAGATAATTCTTTAAATTTAAAATCTTATACAACTACTCAAAGAGATGCACTAACAAGCACTGCTGGAGATATTATATACAATAGTACAATATCTAAACCACAATTTTTTGATGGGTCATCTTGGACAGATATGGGTATTCCATTTCTAGATGTTGATTATTTAGTGATTGCTGGTGGAGGTTCTGGTGCAGATTCACAGCCAGATCACGGAGCAGGTGGTGGTGGTGGTGCAGGTGGTTATCGTGCATCTTACAACAACGAAACATCTGGTGGTGGTGGAAGTTCTGAAACAGCATTAAGTTTAGTTGGAGGAGGTTTAGGAAGTACATATACAGTTACTATTGGTGCTGGTGGTTCTGGTGTAAATAATGGTGGTAGTTCAGCAGGTCCAGGTAATGCAGGTTCGGATTCATTATTTCATACAGTAACTTCAACTGGTGGTGGTAGAGGTTCTTGGTGGAATAATGGTGGTGGTTCATCTGCACAAGATGGTGGTTCTGGTGGTGGAGCAGGTTGGTCAAAAACGAATCCAGGTGCAGGAACAACTAATCAAGGTTACGCAGGTGGTAATGGTAATCCAACTCCTAATTCTGGTTCACAAAGAACTGGTGGTGGTGGAGGTGGTGCAGGAGCAGTAGGTGGTGCAGGTGCAAGTTCTAATGCTGGAGATGGTGGAACTGGTGTAGCATCTACAATTACTGGTTCATCTGTTACAAGAGCAGGTGGTGGAGGTGGTGGAGGTGCATCATCTTCTGGAGGAACAGGTGGAGGTGGAGCTGGTGGTCAATCAAATGCTGGAGGAACTGCTGGAACAGCCAATACTGGAGGTGGTGGAGGTGGTACTCATAATCAAGGTACATCTGGTGCTGGTGGTTCTGGAATTGTAATTATTAGATTTGCAAGTACAAATACAATATCTGTAGGAGCAGGATTAACAAGTTCTTCTGCAACAGATGGTTCAGATACAGTAGTAACTTTTACAGCAGGAACAGGTACAATTAGTTTTAGTTGATATAATAGGAGGTAGATATGGCACATTACGCATTTTTAAATAGTAACAACATAGTAACAGAAGTAATTACTGGTATTGATGAAGATGTTACAGAAGGATTACCAGAAGGTTTTGCTGACTGGGAGGCTTGGTACGCAGACTTTAGAGGTCAGACTTGTAAAAGAACTTCTTACAACACAATAGCTAACGAACATAGTGGAGAAGGAACTGCTTTTAGAGGTAACTATGCTGGTATAGGATTTATATATGATGAAGAAAATGATGTATTTTATCCACCTAAACCTTATGATTCTTGGTTATTAGATGAAACTATTTGGAATTGGAAAGCACCTATTGATGGTCCAGATGATGGAAAACAATATTACTGGAATGAAAACGCATATCAAGCTGACAATACAAAAGGCTGGGAAGAAATAGTTGTTGAGGAATAATGTCTAGCGAATTAAAGGTAGATACAATATCCGAAAAAACTTCTGCAAATGGAGTAGCAATAGACAGTGTTACCTTAAAAGATGGAGCAGTTGTAGGAGCAGCTTTAACAGATTATGTAGAAACTGATGTAGCTGTAACATCTGCAACAACACTTGCAATAGATTTAGCAAATGGTAATACAGGTGCAGTTACACTTGGACACAATGTTACAGATATAGATTTTACAAATGTACCAACAAATGGTACTTCTTCATTTACATTAAAAGTAACACAAGATGGTACAGGTGGCAGAACTATGGCTATCAATGCAATAACAGTCAATGGTGGTGGTAATGTTACTGCTTTAACTGCAGGTGGTGGTGGACTTACATTAAGCACAGGTGCTAATAAAGTTGATTTATTATCATTTTTATTTTTTGATGCAGGTACACCTTTATTAAACTCTCTATTAGATTTTAGTTAGTAGGACCTATGCCTTTAGGTTCAGCAAGATTCACATTTCAAGGTAGCAAACCAGAACTATCTGTACAAACATTAGTTATTGCTGGTGCTGGTGGTGCTGGTGGTGGAGCTGGAGGTGGTGGAGGTGCTGGTGGTATGTTAGAAGATACTACAGGACAAGTTTTTTCTACCACAGTTACTTATTCAGTTTCTATCGGTGGTGGTGGTTCTTATGGAACATACTCTGGTGGAGATGCAGGAAATGGATCTAATGGAACTGCAGGAACAAATACTTCTCTTACAGGTTCTGATATAACCGATATAACATCTATTGGTGGTGGTAAAGGAGCAGGTGGTCGCCCAGCAAAAACTGGTGGTAGTGGTGGTTCTGGTGGTGGTGGAGGAGGTTTTCAAGCAGGTGTAAATGCTAGTGGTGGTTCTGGAACATCTGGTCAAGGTAATGCTGGTGGTTCAGGTTCTGGTAGTCCTCACGCATATAGAGGTGGTCGTGGTGGTGGTAAAGGTTCTGCTGGTGGTAATGGTTATAGTGGTGGTGCTGGACAAAGTTCATCAATGACAGGCTCTGCTGTAACTTATGCAGCAGGTGGTTCAGGTAGAGGTGCAGGAGATAGTGGCACTGGTGCATCTGGTGCAGCTAATACAGGAGATGGTGGTACAGGTGGACACTCTGGTGGCACTGGAGGTTCTGGAGGTTCTGGTATTATAGTTCTTAAATATCCAAAAGAATATTCTATAAATCAATCTGGACTTACTTTATCTACAACAACAAGTGGTGATTATAATCACACAAGTATAACTGCAGGTACAGGAACTTTTACATTTAGTTAAAATAAAAAATCCTATGATACAATCGTAATATGGATTATTTAATTGGATTTTTATTGGGATATTTTTGTAAAAACTTCTTTGTTTGGTTAGATAAATTCGCTATCCCTAAAATTCCAGATAAGTATAAAGAAGAAGATTGGGATTGGATCAGGTGAAACAAGTATGAACGGAAGTGTAAAAATAAATATGAATCAAATACTACAAGGTGGATTAGCTGCTTTAGTTGCTTGGTTATTTAGAACAGTAAATGATCTACAGCAGGAAGTTGCAACGTTAAAAGCATTAGTATCTGGTTATCAAAATGCTCTATCAGACAACAACGATCAGCTTTTAATTATTGAAGAAGTAATTAGAGAAATACTATTTAAGGTAGGTGGGTAATGGGCAACTGTTGTGGACAAGGTTGTTGTTCTGGAGGCAACTAATTGCTTGAAAAAATTAGGAACAATATTGCACTTGTCATTGGTGGTTTTACTATTGTGGGTGGTATTGTTGGTGGTATTAATACAGTCGGCAGACTTGTTGATACATTATCTGGTATTGATGATAGAGTTAGTCAATTAGAAGAACTTGTAGCAGATAATGAAATCAACAATCAAATATCAATACTGTATGAAAAGATATATCAACTAGAACAAGTCGCATATAATGCAGAATATTTAGAAGAACGTGTAGCTTATCTTGATGCTAATTATCAAAACTTAGATCAAAAAGTCAGAGATTTAGAATGGGCATTTCAAGAATATAAAGATAGGGAGATTAACTTTAATGATAGTCAAGCATACGAGTTGCAGAAATGGGAGTGGCAAGACCTCCTAAAACAACTTGAAAGAGTAAAAACACAAGTAGAAACTGTAAATCAAAAATGGTATCAAATAGATGATTTAAATAACCAAATACAGGATTTATGGAACTATACTCATAGTCATTAATTATGTGGTTTGATGATGTTATACTAGATGACATTGATGATGAGATAGAAAATCATTGTCGTACGTTTTTACATCCAAATGGATATACAAATGTATCTATTTGTAATTGTAAATATCCAAGTATATAGGAGGGATTATGAAACTAACAGTAGTAAGAACACAGTTTGGCACTGATGCAACCAATGGTATTTTATTAATTGATGGTGTATTTGAGTGTTTTACATTAGAAGATCAATATCAAGCAGTAAAAGTAATGCACGAAACCTGCATACCAGAAGGCACATATGATATTGAGTTTAGAAAAACAGGTGGATTTCATACAAAATACAAACAAAGATATGGTAATTCACACTATGGTATGTTGCATTTACAAGAAGTTCCAGGATTTACATACATTCTGATACACAGTGGTAATACAGATGAACATACATCTGGTTGTCTTATTGTAGGTGAAACACAGCAAGATTTAGATAGAAGCGAGGATGGTTTTATTGGACATAGTGGAACAGCTTACAAAAAAATGTACACAAAAGTCGCTAATCAATTATTACAAGGCAAAAAAGTAAGCATAGAATATACAACTATTGATAAATTACTTAATAAACCTGCAGAAAAAACAGATGTTTATGAGAAGTTACAAGAGATAAGTGGAGAAATCAAAACATTGAATGCTAAACTTGATGGTAAGAAAATAATATAATGTTTGAAAGAAAAAACAGAGCAAGAAACCAGGATGGTACATTCAAAAAGGATGTATGGTGGACACCTTGGTCCGATTCGTGGGAGTATAAAATGAGTGAAGATCTCAAAGATATGCTTGAAAGAACTGCTTGGACCTTCATTGAAGCGTTCATTGGTGCATTGACAGTTGCTCCATTAGTTGGTGTAGAAGCTGAAACATTACAGTTAGCTGCATTAGCTGGTGGTGGTGCTGCACTTGCAGTAATCAAGACTTACGCTAAAAAACAAATTACAAAATAGATTTTGTCATAAATCATAGTTAGACTATGAACAACAGAAAGGGCTGCCTATGACACAAGAGTTAGGTAATAACTACTATAAATCAGGTTGGCAACCTTCTATTGAATTTGATGAAAAAACAGGCAAAGGTGATATAACCTATGTCGGCACTGATCCAAACTACAAAGATAAATACGATAGTATATTGCAGGGCTTTGGATTTGATCCTAAATACTACAAGATAGATGGCTCTGTCAAGGTATCACAGTGGGAAGGTCAGTTAAAAGGTGGTAAAATTACCACCTTTTATGCGTTTAAGGGGGTTGTAAAACGTAAGAATCCTGCACTAGATGAATACTTTGATGAACTGTGCAAGATATATTTAAAAAAACCTAAGCTAAAAAACAAGAAGTATGGTGGTAATACAGCCTTTATATGGACAATGGCTGATTGGCAACTAGGAAAAGCAGATTATGGGGTAGAAAATACCCTTAAACGCTACGAGGAAGCCCTTATAGAGGGGGTTCAACAGATTAAGGCACTGCGTAAGGGAGGAACAGCCATAAATGAGGTATTTTTGCTAGGATTAGGCGATTTGACAGAGAATTGCGATCAATCTTTCTATTCTTCTATGCCTTTTAACATAGAATTGACACTATCACAGCAATATAAACTAGCAAGACAGATGATTATGCAGACTGTTGATACATTTTTACCACACGCAGACAAGATTACTATGTGTGGCATAGGTGGTAATCACGGAGAAATGACCAGATCAGGTAAAGGACAGGTGTTGTCAGATAGATTAGACAACTCTGATATGATGCACTTTGAAATATGTAAAGAGATTATGGCACAGAACCCAAGATACAAGAAGGTTACAACAATATTACCTACTGACTATCATCATTTGTTAGATATAAAGGGTAAAGCTGTAGCCATAACACACGGACATATGACAGGTGGTGGATCAGGTCCAGAGGCAAAGATAATGAAGTGGTGGCAAGGTCAGATGTTTGGTTGGTTGCCTAGTGGTGCTGCTGAAATATTAATTACAGGACACTATCATCACCCTAGATTACTCAAACAAGGTAAGCGTACTTGGTTTCAATGTCCAAGTATAGATGCAAGTAAAGACTTTACTGCAAGAACAGGTATGTGGAATGAACCTGGAGTGCTAACTTTTACAATAGATAAAAATGGTTGGAGTAACTACAAGATAGTTTAATTATTCTTCCTCTTGTTTTGCAAGTGCAAATTCTATATCTAAATCAGGTCCTGGCATTACTCTTCTTCTGCAGGTGGTGTCCAAACAACAGAAAAGTTTGGTGTTATGGATGTTAATAACTGTTGATTATTAGCGATAGATAAAGCGTGTGCAGTAAATAACTTGTTACCATCCTGTCCTTTTCTTTCTAGTAACTCTGCTAACAACATAGCTTCCGTTGCATCTTTTAAATTTACTCCATCAAGTACCATTGTTTCTCCTAATATTTCTTTGCGTATTTCTCATACAAATATCCTATACTTTTTAATTCATCACCTGAAATAACATCACCTATCATAGGTATTGTTGATATAGGTAACCATTTATTTTCCCACTTAAAATCATAATTAATTTTAGATAAGTTAGTTATATTCCAAGTCATAATTTTAGTTCTGTATTCTGTTAAATATATAAATTCTTTGTTTCTCTCATTTGCTTTGCGTAAATTAGTAACATATTTTTTCTTTTCTATAATCCAAGGATCGTAATGTTTATCTCTTGATTTTATTTCAATAATATATTGTTTGTTTTCACAATCGTATGTTTCATAAACATCTTCTGTTTCAACAAGCTGATCCATAAATGGAAATAGGTTATTGATGTAACGTATAATATCTCTTTGGTTCATAATTAATTATGTTCCTACAATCTATACATAAGCCATCAATAATAAATGTAGGCTCTCCATACAAATCATTTTGCCCTATGTTACAACTACGACAACGCATCTTTCAATTTGTCTATCATAGCACTTGCATCTCCCTGCGTAGCTTCATCACTGGAAATAAGTTTTTTAGCTTCATCATACAAATCATCTAGTCCTTGATCCTTAGCCTGTCCACTTAATGTATTTATAAAACCAATCTGTCCATCACTAATTTTCTTTAGTTTCCAAGGTCCATCAGGTATATCTGCCACTTCTTCCTCCTTATTTTCTTTAATATTTTTTTCTTCTATTTCACCTAAGTTTTCTATTATTTTATTAACTATCGGTGCGTTGCCTGTTCTCTCCTCAAATGTATCTTTATGTTTATCAATGTATATATCAACAAGATCCTCAAATATTTGTATTGTTTCTCTTGTCCATTGTTCAACATTTTCTACATTTGTTTTAATAATAGTGCGTTCTAAACACTGTTTGTAGCATTTACTTGCAAAATTTTTGTCATCATTACACCTTGACATAACCATTTTTTTAAGTGCTATCTCTGTAATAATAGGTTTAGAAGGGGATATCCCAATCTCTTGTGCTACCTCTTTTTTTTTAGGTTGCTCCTGTCCACCTGCGTAATGTTCTTCCTCTGTTACACCACCTGTCCATAGTTCAAGACCTATACCAAATCGCATACAACAACGCTTTAGTCCATCACTTACTGCTAGTTTAAGTATCTCGCTTTCAGTAATGTTTCTTGCAACTTGGTGAACATCTACATCTCCAACTTCTTCAACTGCACCTAGACCTTCAATTTCTAATCTGCAAATTGCACCTACAACAGCGTTATCTTTATCTCGTAAAACTTCCTTTACAAAAAAATTATATTGTCCACCTACAACATCAACTAATCTCTGTGTGTATAAGTGATGTGGAACATACGATCCAAACTTACCTTTGGGTGCAGGTTGCACAACATTTTTAGGAAAGTCTTTAATTAATTTTTTATGTGTTTCTTTATCCATTATTACCTTTCATTTGCCTACATAGTAGTAGCATATTATGACATTTTTTGATTTTTAAGAATTTTATAAATCATATCTCTTGTAAGTCCTGTGCGTTCTGCTAACTTCATAGCACTCCACTTGTGATCTATATAAAGTATGCCTACACTCTCGTTTCGTATAGAGATATATTTATCCTGTAAAAATTTAAGTTCGCCTAGACTTTTGTTAGACTGATCCAACGCTTTTAATACTTTAGTTTCTGTTGTCATTAATATCCTCCCATATCCCAATCTTTATAACATTCTTTACACATTCTTATAGGTTCTAGTCCATTACCAAAATCTAAATGATGTGTTCCATATATCTCTGTGCTTGTACAAACATCATCAACTACACTATCTTGTATTCTGCTAGGATATTTATTTCTACATTCACTTAATTCAATTACTTTCCAAATCATTATTCCTCCTCCCAATATGGCTCTGCTATAAAACTTATTTGATTAGCCTCTAAGTTGTCCATATACTTTAATCCTAAACCACCTTTGTAGTGGCTATTGAAAGCTAAATTAGTAGCTTCTTGCTTGTTATCAGCTTCAAATATATCTTCACTTACATATCTTCTTTGATAGCCTCTTACTTTGTATTTCATTATTCCTCCTCTAATTTATAACCTTGCCATTGAGGGTTAGTATCTTTATTCTCATAGTTTTCTAATATCCTGTCGTAACACTCCCAACAATAATCTGTTGCAC